CTTAAATGATGATGATTCATTTACTCACACAATGATGAAGTTCTTTACAGACGTTCAGTCTACTGGCAATGGCTATCTTGAGGTAGGCAGGACAACTACTGGAGACATTGGCTATGTTGGTCACATACCAGCAACCACTCTTCGTGTTCGCCGTCAGCGTGACGGATTTGTTCAGATTATTGGACAGAAGGTCGTATACTTTAGAAACTTTGGGGCAAAGAATCAAAATCCAGTAACAGCTGACCCAAGGCCAAATGAGATTATTCACTACAAGGAATACTCCCCGCTGAACACTTATTATGGTATTCCAGACATCATGTCTGCAATCTCATCTCTACATGGAGATCAGCTAGCCACACAGTACAACATTGACTACTTTGGTAACAAGGCTGTTCCAAGGTATGTTGTAACCCTCAAGGGTGCAAAGCTTTCTGCCGATGCAGAAGACAAGCTCTTTAGGTTCTTGCAAACCAACTTGCGTGGTCAGTCTCACAGGACGCTGTACATTCCGCTACCAGGAGACTCCGATACAAACAAGGTAGAGTTTGACATGAAGCCAATTGAAAATGGGGTACAAGAGGCATCATTCAATGAATACAGAATTCGTAATAGAGAAGACATTCTTATTGCACACCAGGTTCCGCTATCAAAAATTGGTGGTGGAGACAGCTCTTCAATTGCAGCAGCTTTGGCACAAGATCGGACATTCAAAGAGCAGGTAGCAAGACCCGCACAGAAGAATCTTGAGAAGATGCTTAACAAGCTTGTTCGTGAGAAAACAGATGTTCTAGAGCTTAAGTTTAATGAGCTTACCCTAACAGATGAAATAGCACAGTCTCAGATTATCGAAAGATATGTTAAGACCCAGGTCATGACGAGAAACGAAGCTAGAAACCAACTTGGCTTGCCACAACTTTCTGAGGCAGACGACTTCTTTGAGATGTCAGCAAGACAAGCAACTGATGCAAGAGCAAACCTTGCAGGGAATAGAGAGCGTGATGCAGAGCGTGAAAACAACAATTCTGACAGCACATCTACTATTTCAGGACGAAATGCACAAGGAGAGGGCTCTTCTAGCGAATAATTAGCAATAATTATGTTATAATATTGTTAGATATTCACAAAAGGGTATATAATAAGCTTAGTATGACTATATCAAAGGCACAGTGGTCTGCAGACGGTGACAACCTCCGTCTGTCAATGCCATTCAGCAAGGTTGATAAAGAGAGGCGTATCGTCTCTGGATTTGCCACACTCGATAATGTGGACAAGCAAAATGATATTGTCACTACAGACGCTTCTCTAAAGGCATTCGCCAAATTCCGTGGAAACATTCGTGAGATGCACGAGCCAATTGCAGTAGGCAAGATGGTAGCTTTCAAAGAGGAAAAGTACTTTGACCCAGAGTCAAAGAAGTTTTATACTGGCGTTTACGTATCCGCATATGTATCCAAGGGTGCTCAGGCTACCTGGGAAAAGGTAACAGATGGAACCCTTTCTGGCTTTTCTATTGGTGGCAAGATGAACAAGTGGGACGACGGCTACGATGAGAAAATGGATAAGCAGATTAGAATTATTAAAGACTACGACTTGGTAGAGCTTTCCCTAGTTGACAACCCTGCAAATCAGTTTGCAAATATCGTGTCAATTGAAAAGGTAGATGGCAAAGACGTAGTAAAGGGCGACATTGCAGATGTTGATATCGAGAATGTTTTCTGGGATGATGAAAACGGTATCGTAACAGTATCAAAAGATGAATCTGTAAATAGCCCACTCAGCGGTACCCCAATGAAGAACATAGGTTTCGTTGAAACAAATGATAACGAAAAAGCAGAAATGATAAAGTTCTTAGTTGATAGTGCTAAAGGCATTAATCTTTCTAAGATGACAAAGGAGGAAGATCCTATGACTGATGAAACAAGCACAGATGTAGTCGACGAGGCTGCAGTTGTTGAGACAGCAGAGGTCGCTCCAGAGGCAGATGCCGTAGCTGAGGATGTCGCAAAGGCAGACGAGGCTGAGGTTGACAAGGCAGAGCACATGGATGAAGAAGAAATGGAAGAGAAGTCCGAAGATATGGACGAGGATGCCAAGAAGTCTGAAGACATGGAGGAAGAGGACAAGTCGTATGACGACAAGAAGTCTGACTCAGCTGACCCAGTCGATGAGGTATCAAAATCAGATGATGTAGTCGCTAATGCCGTTTCCGATATTTCGGAGGGCATTACATCAGCCTTTAGCGATCTATCAGCAGTTGTAAAGTCACTAAGTGATGAGATTGCTGAACTAAAGAAGTCAATTGGCGTGGTGTCACAAGACGTTGCCTCTGTAAAGAGCGATGTCAACACTACAAAGAGTGATGTTAATGAATTTGGAAAGAGGATGCAGGCTGTTGAGGCCGACACCGCTTTCCGCAAGTCTGGCGATCTTGGCGAGATCGTACAGGAAGATGCCCAGATAGAAAAGTCTGAGCAATCCCTATGGGGCGGTCGTTTCCTCAAAACTGCCGACTTATTTAATTAAGTAAAATCACTTAGGAGGTGACAATATGTCGGAAGAGATTATCAAGAATAATCCAGACGCAGCAGGTGCTGACTCAGGTTTGTATAACGGTGAGGGTGCCTTTGCTTCTGGTGGCGTTGGTGGTGTAACCAACCCTGGTGCAGACACACTAGGAAACATCCCAACAGCAAACTTTGGTGTTACAAGTGGTCCAAATGCCGTAAATCCTTCGGGTGATGCAGGTAGTGGTATTCTACGCCCTGAGCAGGCCCGTAGATTTATCGATTATGTTTGGGACGCTACAGTTCTCGCCAAGGATGGTCGCCGTGTAACCATGCGAGCTAATACTATGGAGCTTGAGAAGGTTAACGTAGGCGAGCGTGTTATTCGTGCAGCTGCACAGGCAACAGGTGACTACACCAACACTGGTGCACAGTTTACCAAGGTCGAGTTGACAACCAAGAAGATCCGTTTGGACTGGGAGGTTTCAGCCGAAGCACTAGAGGATGGCATTGAGGGTTCAGCCCTTGAGGACCACCTAGTACGTTTGATGACAAATGCATTTGCAAATGACATCGAAGACCTAGCTATTAATGGTACTGGTACTGGTACTGATGCATTCCTGTCAATTATGCCAGGATTCATCAACAAGCACCAGACTAACGGAGACTCACACGAGTCTCTCGTTACTGTAACCAACAATGGTTGGACTCCAGAGGTTATGCAGAACATCATTCTGGCTATGCCACGCAAGTACCGTGCAATTAAGAACAACCTTAAGTTCTACGCAGGTACTGACGCATTCCAGGGTATCGTAAAGAACAATGGTACACTTGCAGACGCAATTGCTGAGGCCTTTGGCACTCACGCAGGTGCAGCAGGTACACCAGCTGGTCGTGAGCGTTACCTATCTGGTGCTGACCAGACATTTGGTGCTGCACGTACTACCCGTGTTCTAGGTATTGAGGTCCAAGAGGTTCCTTACTACCCAAACGGTTACGTCGACCTAACCTTCCCTCAGAACCGTGTATGGGGTTTCCAGCGAGACATCACTGTAAACCGTGAGTACAAGGCTAAGAAGGACACCATTGAGTACACCGTATTCGTACGTTTCGGTATTCAGTGGGAGGAAGAGGATGCAATTGCTTGGGCAGATGCCGCAGCAGACTAAATCCAATTAAACCCTTAAGAGGGGCAGGGGTATAAAATCCCTGCCCCTCTTTTTATTATTTATTTATCTGGTATAATTAACTCAGGAGGAAAAACTATGACAGATGATGTTAAATTCAATCCAGATGCCACAGATGGCGACGGAGATGGCATGGTACAAGATGGCACAGAGTTTGAGCGTCCAGTTGGCGAAATGCCAGAGGGCTTCAACGCAGATGCTACAGATGGTGATGGCGATGGCATGGTACAGGACGGTACAGAATTTGAGCGTCCAGTAGAAGAGGCAAAGGATGAGGTTATTACCTCTAAGTCTGCCGATGCTGTTGTTGAGTCAGCAGAGCCAACAACTAAAGAGGTTCCTGGACTTGCTCCAGTAGCAAACGGAGTTATTGGAACTGGTAAGGTTACTAAGAAGGCACCTGCACCTAAGTCCAATAAGGCAGAGAAGACTAGCACTCCAGAAACAGTTGCTATCTTCGCATTACGCAATCTTGTTTGGCCAGGTTTTGGAAAAGTCACCAAAGGATACAATATTGTCTCCAAGGAAGCTGCTGACCAGTGGCTAACGCTTGAAACAGTACGCCTAGCAGAGCCGTCAGAAATCAAGGCAGCACTAGGATAATCCAAAATGGAAATATTGAGAGTTCCGCCATATGACACAACGGTGGATATAACAGTAGACGAAGCGTCAACTGACTATCCAGTAATTGTTCGTGATATGGCGGATCTTTCTATTTCTACTTCAACTATAACTTCGGATGCCGACGGAATCTTAAACGTTGAGCTACCATCTAAATATGATGGAGAATATGAAGTACAGATTTATGACAACGAATATTATTATTCAGTTGTTAGGCCTTACGTAAATGCAAATGATAAGGCCACTACGGCATCAGATATTGCAGAGTACAAGGCAAACGAAGAGCTTGCACGTGCGATTATTGACTCAGTAATTACTCAAGGATTTTA